ACCTTCCATCTCAAAGCACTTCTCTATGATGTGCATAAAGGGTTTAAGTTCTGGTTTCATTGGGAATACCCTCCTGTTCATCTGTATAACCTTGTGCCGTACATTCGCTACACTGGATGATGTTTTCGTCAGCATCAATGTAGTAATGGTTTCCATGACAAATATCACAGACTGATTTTTCTTTTTCTTGCATTAGTTCCTCCTAACTTATGTAATATTTAGCTTTATTTCTGTTTTTGTAATTATGAACAGAAATGATGCTTTTAATATTTTCTTCTACTGTGTAGGCGTTCTTCCACTGATGCGGAAATTTATCAAAGTTTTCTACAAACTTATAAACATCAAAATCTTGTTGCCTTCTAAGTTTTAGTAATGCTCTGATAAAATAAATCCTATTCCAGATTTTCTTTTCTATCTTAGAATTTTTAAGCATCAATATTTGACCTCGTACTTTTTCATACACGCTATCTGGTATCTCTAATTTCCCATTTCTAAAATCAAAATAAGAATTTCTGATTTGTTCTTCACCAGATGAAAGATAGGTACAGGCTTCAATCGCAGTTGAATGAGATACACCAAGATCAATTAATTGAAGATATTTTTTATAATCCTCTGTATTCTCTGATCTTACTGATAAAGCATATCCGATATCTTTATTAGTCCAGTTTTTTTGAACTGAATTGATATCTCTTACCATATCAACAAGAGTATCATTATCTGTATGTCTAATGATGTATCTGATTGGAATACCAAGAGCCATGCAAGCATGAACTCTGTGCTGCCCATCAATTACTTCACCATACTGATTAATAACAACTACATTGATCTGACCATATTTCTTGATGCTCTGAATAATCTTAGCAACTTTTGCTGATTTGATTTTTGCATTACCATCAAAAAACTTGAATTGCTTATAGTCGTTAGTCGTAAGCACTTTATTTTCCATAGCCATAATAGTTCCTCCTTTGGTTAGTATTTAGCGTTTGATGTTTGTTTGTAATGTTCTATGAACGCTTTTACTTTAATGTAAAAAGGCGCATCATATCCATTTGTTATTTTCTCAATTTCATCACATAGTTCTATGGGTAGAGCCTTCGTGATGAACTGATCTCTCTTTGGCTTCTTGCCATAGATTAGTTCTAGTTTATTCATGTATTCTCCCTTCAAGGAATTGTTTGATTTCTCTAGTGTGATTATTCTGATCAAACATTCTGATCATAAAATTACTACTAGCTTCGTCTGCAGGATTGATAAAACTATCAACCCAGTCTTTTGTTAAGTCTTTAGGATTAGATAACCTATTGAAAAGTCTATCAGCATCTTTCTTATAGAATGATTTTGATTTACCTGAGAAAAGCGCAACTGCTAAATAGCTGCGCTCATTCTCCTTAACAAAAACTGTTGTGTCTAAAATATCGCTATCGTTTAAATAGCCGTAGTGCATAGTCCAACTCATTTCAATATCTCCTTAATGAAATAAAGTATGAAAGCAAATGTTCCTAAGTGAACTAGCACTGTGATTAAATCGTGTATCATTTATTTTACCTCCTGAAAAAAGTTAGTGAATGGTGAATTAGAGTAAGTATCTTTAAGAGCATTAGAAATTCTTTTCTTCTTTAATTCTTTCTGCTCCTGCTCGTATCTCTCCATGTCTGCAAGATCATCCGCAAGTTTGTCATGGTGATAGATGTAATCTTCATAAGTCCAACTATTCATGTGACTACCTCTTGGTCTAATACCATTGATAGATTTGTAAGTATCAGAATATGATCCTGCAACTATTTCTAATTTTGAATAAGTATTACCTTCTTGGTTATACAGTTCGTCAATGCAGTCTATTAAAGACTGCATCCTTTTTGTGACTATTAATGTACTCATTATTTTACTCCTCCTTTGATTGTGATTGTTTTACATCTCTTTACATCAATGCCATAACCTGCATTGTGAAATGTACCCCAGTCAAAAAATTTAGGGTTAAATCTTGATCTAATAATTTTGTCACCATCTAAGAAATTATTATATTCATTAGTATGAGTGTTCTCGGTTTTAACTAATGCTTTTCTAAAACCATTTCTAGTCACAACTTCCCATAAAGTATATTTAGCCATTTTAAGTTCTCCTGTATTTTTTAGCATGATTAGTTATACCACTTTTTTTTATAATTCGTCAATAGCTAAATTATAAATAATTAATATCCCTGTTAGCATTGTTTTTAGGTGATTATAGTGTATCTAGGAAATATCTTATTTTTTAGCAAATAAGAGTTCCTCCTGTAGGGGTAATTGGGCAGCTGATTACCCCTTTTTACATTCTAGAGTGGTATTTATGCTATTTAGATTAAAACCCTACTGTAAGGTCTTTAAAACGGATTTTTTAGGGGTTTTTTTAGGCACTTCCCACCTGATTTCCTTCGTGATGGTGGATTTGATAATAGAGTGACCTGATCCTGCACATTCATCACCCCACATAGAAGTTATCTTATAGGCTATTTCAGTTTCTCCTATTAATCTTCCTACGGCTTTCATAATGTTATGATCTGGATCTAGATCAGATAAAATTTCTTTATAAGTTTGCCATTCATTAGTAGATGATGAGTGATCATAAAATTCTAGATAGAGTATTGTTTCAGTTTCTTTTTTCATTATACTGATAACAATTAACAAACAATGGGAGTCCAAAGTTTGTGTGTATATTTAAAGGCAAGGTGTTAATCATCTTGCCTTTTTTATTTTGCCTATTCTTAATTTAGGTTTCTTTATTGGTATCTTACCAAATGATAGTTTTTTAAATGTTCTACCCTTACTACCAATTATTCTTGGTTTAATTAAAACTGATAGTGATGAGGTAGTAGTGATCATTAGTGCATTAATCCATGACCAAACCAAACAACCAAAATAATGATTGCTAGTTTCCATAGATTACCCCAAGTCCAGTAAGGATCTAGTTCATCTAGTACCCAGTTTATTTTATCCATTATCCAATCTTTCATATTACTTCTCCTTCTTTATTTTGTCCGCTATCTTCTCTCCTGAACGCCCAACAATATATCCGCCTACGCCTACTAAAACAATATTTAATAAACTGTTCTGTACGCTCTCAGGAATGTTAGGTGCAGTAAATCCAAACCAATGCGCAACCACTAATCCTGCAAATGTAAGCATCAGTAATGGTCGCCAGTTTCTTTGTAGCCAACTCCCATTAGCTTCTGCCGTAATCACTTTGGCTTGTGCTTCTAATTCTTTTAACTGACCAGATATTAATTGTTCTTGAATTTTTTGTTTGATCTTTTCTGCTTCTGCTTTGTTGTCTATCGTTTTGTCAATAGTTGTAAACAAAGTTTTAATCATAGGTGCAGCAGCACTTAATAATCCCATCATGCTAAACCTCTCATTCTTTTGGCTAATCTTTTTGATCTGTTCGGTAGTTGCCTAGCCCACAAACTATTCAACATTTCTATAGATGCCATTTTATATTGCTTGGCTAGTAAGGCTTGTCTGAACTTCTGGAATTGCATTAGTTTAGGCAATCCCAAATTAAACGCCATATCAACCACTATTTCAAATGCTTCTTCATGGATTTCATCCGCATTAATAAATTTTCTAGCATCATCAATGGCTTGATTTAAATCAGTGATAAATATCTGATCTACCTCTAAGGATGTGAGTTCTTTATCTATTAAATATTCCTCATCAGGTATCTTGATTAAATGACCTACACCTATAGTCCAGTTGTTGAGTGTATCTTTGTAAGCAGTGTGCCTGATACCTTCTGATAAGATGATATCCCTTTTAATTCTATCTATGTTCATATTTTTTAATCAACCTCTCTAAATACCATTTAGCTTTTTGCAAATCCTCTAAACCATTCTTAGATTTGTGTCTTACTACATATTTGATGATATTACCTTCAAAATAACTAAGTTCATATTCATCAATAAAATCAGATACCTCTATCTTTCTTTTATAATAATCTGGATTTATATTGTCCTTCATATGTAGATATTTTTATCCCATGATCCATTCTTCTTCAAGACCATAGGAGTAATGGCAGGGATGCCATCTGTAATCAAGGCGCAGCTAAGAATAGGTTTTGCTACATTAACCTTCATATATGCCATACTTAAACTATCTTTATTTACTAGGCATCCTGTAGAAATACCCCAGTTTAAGGCATAATCATTGGCTACAAATTTGACCTCTGACACTGTGTGAAAATGCCCTTGAACGCAGCACATACTCGTTTCTTTGACCGCTTTAGCAATATCTTTGGAAAATTGATGGGCAAAGCAAATCGTATTTTTATCTGTTTTGATAATATGCTTATCTTTCCATTCCCATTTCTTATTGACTTCTAAAATATCATTATAGGGTTTAATAAACCTTCTAGACATCTTACTGGCTACGGCTCTACGCAAGACTAAACTGCCATGATTACTTTCTAGTAATGTCATTTTAGGAAATATCTTTTCTAATCTTTTAATCCAAGATTTGGTGACTTCTAATTCATCAAAGGCACTAGGTAGATCAGGATCAACACCATGAAAGTTTTGAGAATGATAATCAGCTTCATCTCCAATATGAACTACTGTGTCAGGCTTATAATATTTATTAAGTTTAGCTAAGAACTCTATGCACTCAGGATGTGAGTAAGGAAAGTGAGTATCTCCAATTACTAATATTTTTTTATGCGCTACCATCTGCTGCGTTTACACAAGCAAAAAAGTATTTGCGAATATTGTATTCATCTAAAATAGATTTTAACTGTGTTCCTTGAGATTTGCAATCTTGTAAGGATCTGTATTTTTCGCTTATTGTGACGCAATCACCATTAAGGCAAAACCACCCTAATAGGAATATAACTTTAGTCACTTGATGACACCTAGCAGTTTTGTAAATCCTACTAGAATTGCAACCACAGTTCCAATGACTACTAAGACCTTTAAACCACCTTTGGCATATTTAATTGAAGTATCTAAATCTTCTATTTTCTTATTAGCATTAACTAGACCTTCTTGTAGGTGATCTATTTTTTCTTCCATGACTGTTAGCTTAGTGATTAATACTTCTACTTTTTCACCAATCTCTAACTTCGTCATATTAGCCATTATGCACCTAACTCGCCTAACTTAACTTGTGCCTGTTTGTCAAATGCTTCCATTAATTCTTTATCCTTCTTAATCTTCTCTTGATAATCAGCTAATTCTTTTTGCGTTTTAATGACATCTTCAAAGGTCATAGTCATCATTTGCTTTCTGATTTCAGCATTTCTTTCGTGTGCTTTTTCTAATCTATCTAATAAGAACTGATTATGTTCTCTTAATTCTCTTACTTCTTTTTTAACTTCTCTTAATTGTTTTTGTAGTTCTTTTTCTGTAGCCATAACGCCTCCTTATTTTGACATAGCATCTTGGTCTAATAACCAAGAAATTCTATCTAACTGTTTTCTCATCTTATCATAATCTTTGTGCATATCCATAATTCTAGTCATATCTCTTTCATTGTTAGCTATTCTGCTATCCATTTTAGAGATAAACCATACCAGAGATACAGATTGAACTGCAATCGCTAATATGATGCCTATTGATTTGCTATCTAAGTTCATTATCTCGCTACCACAGGTACTCCAGAACTAGTGACAAAAGGATTCTCAGCAAAGGCAAGATATATATGTGTTGAACCACTTGTATTTACTATACCACCAGAATATCTTATTTTGAAACCATTAGAAGTAAAATCAAAAACATCTGTACTTACTTCTGCTTGACTATTATCTGCTAATAAATATTTATCCATAACATTATATGTATTTCTTTTTACATCATACATTAGCCAATTCCCTGTATCGCTAGTTCTTTTAATCATTAACCAAGCAGGTCTAAACCCTGTATAGACGAATGTTCCGTCTGTACTTCCGTTTCCTGTATAACTGCCGAATTTAGAGTATCCTTCTACGGAATGGAAGGCATAGATTAATTGTGATTTACCACTTCCATTACTATCACCTGCTAAACCTAAATTAATTACAGTAGATGTTGGTGCTGAAGGAAATACATTTGCATTTACACTTTCTGCAACTGTATCATTTAGTAAAAGTTTATAAGTCCAATTTGTTAATCCTGTATGTCCTGTTTGCCAAGCAGTACCTGTATCTGTTCTTTGTTTACAGATTACCATTTCTGGTGCTTTTGTTAATCCATGTCCGACACTCCCAGATGCACCTGTTCCTGTATATGTGACTACAGAAAATCCTGCTTCTGTATTCGCTTGAACTGTTGAGGTAATACTTCCGTCTGTGTTAGATGATGTAGTACCACCATTGGCTAACCAGTTCCATGCTACATAAGTATCACTAGAA